AAAAGACCTATTCCTTTAACATGATACCACTCCCCAACAATTAAATCCTCTTTTAACTCTGCCAAACGTTTCTGCCATTTAGCTATTTTATTCTCACATTCTGATTTTGTATATTTCATAACCTTTATTATTTTATTATTTTAATTTTAACATTGAAAACCCAAAACTTGCCTTAGTCATACCTGCTTTATCTGCAAATTGTTGAAGTGAGGATTGGAATTGAGCATTATATTGGGTTGGTGTTAATTCACCTGATGCTACCTTTGTCATTAAATCTTTTTTCACCACTAAGAATTGTTTTTGTAATGTTTTCATAACCTTTATTTTATTATCCGGGTCAACATTAACCCTTTATTACCCCGTAAATATACGAACATTTAGCCGCTCCTCCACTCAAGTGCGTGGAGATAGTTCTAATAATTCACCTTTTCTTTCTTAGCTTCTTCAGCCACTCTCTGCCAATAGTAGTACTCAGCGTACCACTCCATCATGTCACCAATCTCCCTCTCATAATGCTCTTCTGGAATGTTTGTGTTTTCCATATTGTCTTTTAAATACTCTGAACCTGATTTCATAATCTTTATTTATTATCCGGGTCAACATTAACCCCATTTACCCCGTAAATATACGAACGCTTGGTTGGGGAGCCTAATATCTATGCATGAGTCGTTAATAATCTTAGACAACTGTAGGCCCCAATATGGCGCCTTTCCCTTAAATTTCATTACCTTTATTTCACTTTATACTACTTATGTGAATAATATTTAAACCTGCGACGTATCTGGCGGTGCTTAAAGCGGTGCTGTGTTATCTAACATTATTGACGGTGATACATATAACAAATAAGGTAGATATGCACGGAAGTACTAACAACTCCTCGAGGAGAGGTGGGGGCATAGGCTAACCCCACCACTCCAATCGCTTCCCCACATGAGAGCCTATGCTCTGCTGTAGGGTCCATTGTATTCAAACAATAACCCTAAAGATGGGTGTTGAATGGTATTACCTTTGACGATGAATTCAGCTAATCCCTGTGATAACGCAACCATCTTCAATGCCGTAATAAATAATCTACCGTTGATTAATTTACTATTCTTCATATTTACATTAATTCTTTTCATAACCTTTATTTATTAACCGGATCAACATTAACCCTTATTACCCCGTAAATATACGAACATTTAGCCGCTCCTCCACGCAAGTGCGCGGAGATAGTTTAAATAAATAATCATTTGTATGCATTCCGTGTGAGGGTAGTATATATTTTGTCGAGGGGGAGAGGTTGGAGGCGATGTGGAAAGGGGTTAGGGTAACCTATCCACCGTACCACATTCCCAACCCACCGTCTTCCACACGTTATCACCCACCCCCTCATCTCTTCCACACGCTATGGTGTGTTGGGCATACTTGGCTATCACCTACGCTTAATCCTCGATTTAATACATTATTTACCCGACCACCATTGACTATTATCTACCTCTCCTTCCTCCTCCTTCCATCACCCACACCATCCGCTTTCGTCTCCTGAGTATCATTTCTCCTCCCCGATTTATCTTACTATCTCTCCTCAACAGCCTCCCATTTAAAGTCTTTAATTATGAATCGTGAGTTGGGTGGTGTTTGGAGATCTACTTTATTAGTAACACCATTGTTTATAACAACATTCATATTAGTTTTATTTATTTGGTCCATTATTTTCTTATCATCCATTTTTCTAACTAATCTACCGTCATAGTAGAATTTAAGTGATTCTCGTGTCCAGTCTAATGAATATTTAATGAAGTTTTTAGTAGGATCTTTAAATCCAAAATAATGTGTTTTACTACCAATCGTTTTATTATCATAATTTCTCCTATAATGTACATTTGTTTGTATATTCCAGAACCCTAAGGGTTTTCCTAATCTAAGCTTAAAAAAGTTAGAGTTATTATTTGAATATCCCTCAAGTATATCTATTTCAGGAGGCCATGAATCAAAAGACCACATCCAAAATGCAGGCCAAAGATTTTTACCATAAGGCAATTTTGCTTCAATTTCAAATCTGCCAAACTTGAAACTTTCAGTACAAGATACTAATCCAACTCCGATTGTTGAACTTATTCCAAAATCATCAAAATATTTTACCTTCTTTCTTGTTAATAAGTTTAATCTATCATCATCATCTATGAATGATGATTCGGGGTCATACCACCAGTGAGGTTTATCAATATGTATTTGCCCCCACCTTTCTTGCTGTAACCACTTATACCCCTTCCACTCTATCATATTACAACTTTTATAAATTGACCCTCTAGGTTATTTAAAACTGATAGTGAGTAGTATCTATCTATGTGCTTTAGAATAACAGCCTTATTAGACTGGAAATGTATTTGAATCAACTGCTGAAAATCGTTGATATTAATAGGAGTTCCCCTCAATTCAATATAGTAATCATACAACCATTCAATATTATACTTATCAGTGCTTCGCTGTTGAATCCACTGTTGCTTCATTTGTTTAAATTTATTATCTTCCATATTATATATTGATTAGTATTTATTTTCTATAATCGTACTCATAACATATTAATTAATAAGGGTGCTACTTTATATCCAGTAAACGCACCCAAAGCTGTTGGAAGTGGGAATATTATAAATTTACCCAATGATGTTACGTATTTAGGTCGATTTATTACCTTACCCACAAAGAAATAATATAGTAAGTATGCAATCAATACAGCAATATCAATTCCTGATGTTATTGTTACGATTATCATACTCCCTAATAACCCATATACAAAATTAGATATAACACCATCTACCCACATTTCTTTTGGTGTAGTACGTTTATACTCGTCTATTAGATTCTTCGGCTTCATATTATTATATTTATCTTACCTTGTGTTTTCATTTAATCGTTAATTGATTTATTATCTTTTAGTAACATTAGTATTGTTATTAATACACCAAGGCCAGCGGTTGCTAACGTAGTTAATGCTATCATTAATATTATTATCATACCTTTCTTAATTTATTGAAGTAATACTACCCGTTTTAATAACAGCACCAATAAATCCTTCACATTCCATATAAAATCTATAGATATAAATAGTATCAAATGGTAATCCAACCCAGGCAACATCGGGGTCATTTGATTGGAATACTAGAACTCCAAACCTATCATATATTTCTAAATTATAATATTTAACTTTAAGTATATCGTTAAATATGGGTATAAAAACATCATTAATTCCATCCCCATTCGGGGAAAATGCATCAGGGATGTAAATATTTTGAGATATGATATTCATACTGAATATTAATGTTATAATTGTAAGTAATTTTTTCATTATTATCTAGTTAAAAAGTTTTTTATATATATTTAGTTGGAATTTTTCCCACTTTGTTGTATTATTATATTGCCCCCTCCACATTATACTTTCACTTAAATTATTTAAAATCTTCCATAAAAAATATCGCACAAATAAAATATCCCAATCATCTATTGTAAATTGTCTTATATTTGTTTTGTTAGGTAATCTAAATTTAAATGCTAGTAAACTATATTTCCTATAGTTTATATTAAGTGTAAATAACCTAAAACCCCACGAGTCATTTCCATTGTGGAGTAATAGATTTAATAATTCAATTTCAAAATTAATTTTTCTAGTTAACCACGATATTCTTTCTAATAATCTTTTCATAATCTTTTATTTTTTTTAACTGTAAATATACTCCATAATCTCATTCTCAACAAAGAAAGAATCCTCGCCATCGAGCTCTATCTGTTCCCTCAGAAATGGTAAAGATATGTCTCGTTGTAAATTATCTGCATAACATACCATTTGAAAATCAATCATTGCCTTATCAATTCTTAATTCGTTTGTGTACTCCGAATAGACCTCTTGTTCAACGGATGTTTTAACAGCATCATGATGCAATTGGTTATAATGGGTGTGTAACCATTGGTCAATTCCCAATTTCAATTCAGAAATACTTATTATTTCTATCATCATATCTCTAATATGTTACCATTACTGCTTAATTTTCCGAACTTCCCATCGGTTAATACGGATCCGTTTGAAAATACTGTATCCAAACCATCAACAGTTCGAGTCCCAGCATTGATAATGTCTTTACAGTTATGTATGTGACCGAACAACATGAGTTGAGGGTTGATTAATTTAACAACGTTCCATAAACTTTTACACCCACAAAACTCCATTACGTTCATTCTATCAATACCCATATCCAATATTCCTTTTGGTGGGCCATGGGTTACAATAATATCCACATCCTTATCAATTATATCCCTCCAAATTCTATCTAATTTGTTTCTTGCTTTGTTGAATGACCAACCATTACCAAATGATGGTGTTAATGGTGAACCAAATATTTTGATTCCTTCAATAGTAATATGCTCATTCTCTAAGTAGTGAATACCATTCACTTGAATATCAGATATGGATACCCATCCTTTTTCAATTGAGGTGTCGTGGTTACCTGCTACAAATATTTTATGTTTTATAGGTAAGTTTTTGAACCAATATATAAACCCTCTAACTTCTATCTCATTAAGATATGGTTCTTGTGGGTTAGAACAATCACCGCTAAAGATAACCATATCAATTCCCGTAGGTATTGTTAGTAGGCTGTGGTATGTGTGAGTATCACTAATATGCCAAATCCTATGAATAGAGCAGACGGGGTGTGTTGTTTTTATTTCCATTTTAAAATATTTTAAGTGTTTCTTATAACGTTGTTAGCAACTATAAATTGCCTTTCAAATACTTGTCAACCGCCAAAGACCGTTCTTCTTTAGTATGTAAATCGCAATCATTAATCATTACTAGGTCTGCAAAGTCAATTAACAGTTCCCTTCGGTTGCTAACAACGTGTATAGATAATTGCTTTTGTTCGTGTTCTTTTAACAACCTTCTGCATTCAGCATCGCCTTTACTATGTCTAATTCGGTCATATAATTTAGTATCAATACTTCCAATAAATTCTGTTATAGTCATTTCTTTTTTATTTAATTCTGTTATTAATTATTCAGCAAAAATACATACACGAGTACGTTAGGTGTAATTTATTTCTTAACCCAACGTATTTCTGTACCTCTCCGTAAATGAACAAATTTAAGTTCATACCCTTTGTTCATCATTTTCTCTATCTCTTTAATTTCGTTTAATTGTTTGTCATTAAACTTTTGCTCATTTCCTTCTTTGTCTTTTACTACACAGTATTGTTTTGCAAATTCATAAAAACTACTCCTAACACTTGGTATAATGCATTGCTCGGTTTCTGTTTCTTTATTATCTGTATTCATAATTCAAAGTTTTGTAAATTGTAGTTCTTTACCTGTTAATGCGAAATATAGGTTTTGTAATTCATGAACGTGCTTAATAACTCCGTATCTTTTTGCCAATACAAACCCTCTTTGTCTATGGTGTATTTTTACAACCCCTAAATAAAAACAATCTTTACCCCACCTTTTAAACCCAAACTTTAACAACCAATCCTCTGTCAATGGTATTGGCTCAAAGTCTTCTACATCTGGAAATTCCCAAGTAACTTCCTTAATGTCTACATAATCCTCCCCTAATCCTTTGACTTCTGAATACTCTAACTCTCCAAACTTATGATTTACAAGATTACCTATTCTCAATTCTTTTACTTCCATTTTTAAATATTTTAGTGTTTCTTATAACTTTGTTAGCATTAATACTACAAATCAAACTCTATCATTGGTCTTGTAATATCAAATGTTTCTTTGTCGTGTTGTTGGTTAAGTGTAACCTCAATCACATCGTATTCCATATAAGCCCTACCTCTTTGGTCTAGGTTTATTTCAGCATCGTATTTATCAAGTAAAGCTTGTAATTCATTTCTAAATTCTTGTTCAATATTTTGTTCTATTGAATTTATCATTTTTACCATAACCTTTATTTATTAACCGGGTCAACATTAACCCTTATTACCCCGTAAATATACGAACGCTTAGCTGAGGAGCCTAATATCTATGCATGAGTCGTTAACAAATTGTTAAGTTTTTATAATTCAATGATTATCTATTATCTGCTTTTAATTCAACTTCTACTTCTAAGTTCTTAGATTTACTCATATATTTGACGTTATCTACAACACTTGGTCGTAGGTTTGAACGAATATTTCATTCTTACAAGGATAGAAATCTCTGTCACCTGTTGGAAAAGGCTCTTTAATAATCCAATCTCCAACAAGTGCTTTCATAGAACCTTCTTTTGTTTCTATTAAAATACTGAATTTCGGGGAACCTTTCCCGGCTAAATAAGCAGTTTCGGTTTCTAATTCTTGTGGTAGTTTTTTACCTACAAATTTTTCAATTTCCATTCTGTTTAAGTTGTTGTATTGTATTGCTTCAATCTCAACGGGTTTCTTTTTAAACTTTGCCATTTTATAAGTTATTAATTTCAACTCTCAAAATATAAAATGAATAGCCCCAGATACAAGCGGTTTACACATTCGATTGTGAACCATTAAACTTAAACCAAGTGCTTGCTTGCGGTCTGTTCCGCTTGGGCTACTCATCTTATACAATTGTTATGCGTAATGCTATTCGTCCTCATCACCATAGTTCTCACTACACATTTTGCATTGGTCATCAAATACCATATCATCTGTAATTATTCCTAAGTAACTACATCCATTATACCTACGCCCTAAAGTCTTGTAATACTTGCAAGGGTTTATGTGATATGTATTAAAGTTTTTATTTGATTTGTTCTTTTCTATATCAGGGCTATAACAGTACATTCCTTTAGGTATAGGCAACGCACTACGCCTAACACCAAATAAAAATAATAGCTTCCACCATAGCATATTAACTAAGTTTTTCGCCCAATATAAGTAATGTCTAATTTTCATAATTTTGTCTTTTTAATACGCAACTACGCATAGCCAAATCGTTAGGCACAATTATTAGCTAAATAATCCTCAACCATTTGCTTCGATATTCTCTCTGTCTTTTTGCCTAAAACCTTATAGCTTGTAAATTCTTCATACGCTAATAACAGTTCACGTTGTTGGCTAACATTATGTAAACCCAATAATTTTAACTTATCTTGGTGGTATTCTTTCATCGCATCGCTTATTGCTAAGTGTAGGTGTCCTGTTTCGTAATATGTAGTTCCCATATTTCTTTCAAGCACTTTTAATCTTTCTTTATGTTCTATTGTTTCTTTGTTCATTTCGTTTTATTTAATCGTTAAATTTTCTAACCATACCCAAACCGTTATAATTTAAATTTATCTAACTCACTTTTGAAAGATTCCAATATATTCATAACAGTTTATGAAACTCATTCGCTTTGCTTCACGAACTTTATAAACTTTTTATGCTCAATTAAGTAACACCTAACCAGTCTCCATCTTCATCACACAAAACCATATCATTGCTGAAATAAGCTGAAACTCTATCTTCTTTTTTATAAGGTTTAAAGTATAGTTGACCATCTTCTTTTTTGTAAACTTGATGTACTCCAATTTTTTGCACATCTACAAAATCTCCATCTTTTACTTCGTTTGAGAATTTATCTCTACATTTTACATATTTCATATTATTTAATTTTAAAAGTGCCTAACATCATTCGGGTTTACATATCTTCTATCTCGTGGTAGTCTTTGTATTAACCTAATTATTTTTTGCCACCATTTATAGTTTACTTTTTCCTCAAAGCAATTACCAGATATCATCAAGTCTTTTTGTAGTTGTAAATAATAACTACGCCTAACACTTGGTATAGTGCATTGCTCGGTTTCGGTTTTTTTATTATTTGTGTTCATATCTCAAATTTTAATGCTAAACTAATAGCTTTTTAAGAGATTGAGAAACCATTTTTAACTGTCGCCACTTTATATCTGTTTTCATAGTCTTCTATTAAGTCTCTTAATTTCTTACGAATAACTTTGTATTTTGAATCTTCTTTAGAAAGAACTCTTAATTTTCTATCCGCAATCAAAGCTCTTTCAAAATCTAATTCATTTTGAATTTTTCCGAATTCCAATAATTTTGATATGCCAAGTTGCAATTTAGTGTCTTTCAACTCCTTTATGTACTCTGCTAATATTCCTTGTTCTTTTAGTTCCATTTCAATTTAGTTTTATATGTTAATAACCCGCACTACACACAACAATGTATATAGTTTATAAGCCTATTAATATTCGTTTTTAATTGTAAATTTAGTTTCTCGTTCCAATTTTTCATTTATCGCATCAACAAACCACGCTCCCAATTCATCTTGGAAGTCCGCTGCTTTTTGTACATTACCTTTAAATAAGTTTTGGATTGATCCCCAACCTCTTACATCTAATATCATTTGTAGTTCTCCTTTTTCGTTCTCTCCAAATATTTGCGTGCCATCTTCAAAGTAGGTCGCTTTCTTTCCAATAAATTCTTGTGGTCTCATATCGTTTCTGTTTATAAATCGGCCTTAACTCTCAACCCTTATTACTACGTAAAGATAAGATTAATACCTGGTTATTCCTAATTTTTAATGTTAACAAATTGTTAAGTTTTCTAATTATCTAGGTGTTGGTTTGTGGTTACAAATGTCTACAATCACCGACTTTATTGATTCTGTCATTGGTTCAATTTTTTGAATGTTTCTTATAACCTTGTTATATTTAATGCTACGATAGTGCTTCTTTTTTAAATGCTTCAGGGTGTTTAATTTTAGTTAATTCTATCAGTCTCTTAAACTCTTCGGTATTTCCTTGCATTGTTAGTTGTAAATTCATAGACATTTGAAACCACCCTTCAGCAATAAGCCACATATAATAATTTTCTTTTAATTCAATAGGTAAATAAACCTCTTGTCTATAACCCTTTATTTGGTCATAAGCGTTTTTCAGTTCTACACTACCGAATTTTTCTTTTACTTCTTTTTTGAAGTCTATTTCAAGTACTCTACTATCATCTTCGTAATCATATCCGAAGTACATTAAATCCATTGTTTTTTCCATTCTATTTTGTTTTTAGGTAATTAACCGCACTAAAATATAGCACGGTATAAAATTCATTCGCTTTGCTTCACGAACTTTATAAACGTGTTAGCAACAAGGCTACATTTCGTCTTCGATATGATTATACATTAACTGCATAACCCAAACGTTTTCAAGCTCATACATACCACAAGTAGAACAAGCATTATCCATTGTGTCGTAGTAGTTTATTTTACCTTCTTCGTTTTTCATAAAGTCCATATTTCTAAGGTCTATGATTACATATTGTCCTTTCATAATTATATTTTTAGTTATTAATTAAGTTCTTGCTGTGAGGTCGCAGCGACACCATACCATATCCGTTATAAGCAATAAAAATTACTTGCGTTCTCGTTCCAATCGAGCTTTCAGTTTATCTATATGCTTTTCAATTTCTTTAATCCTTTCATAAGCATCTTGTTTAATTTTAACTACTCGATTTTCATATTCCCTTATTGTACCTTCAAGTGTTGTCATATCCGTAATTTTTACAGCTTATAACAGCACCTAACAAAAATGGCTGAATAAGCATTTGTTTATAATTTGAAGTTTTATTTAATCAGCCACTTCTGTTAGCTGCAAACCGTTAGGCTTAATACTAGGCTTCGTTATCCTTTAATGTATTTATAGCACAAGCCATATTTACTATTGCTTTATTCCTCCACTCAATTTCCTGACCATTTAGTGAGCTGTCTCCAATATATCCATTAGCTAAATCATTTTCATAATCTCTAATTAATTCCTCTAATTCTTCAATCGTTTCCGTAAATATCATTCTATTGTATTTTAGCTGTTAATAATCCGTACATAAGGGTGAATTGATTATAGTTCAAAACCCATTCAACGATTCCTTCTTCTTTTGGAACTCTACCTTCTAGATCTATGTAAGGATTACGTAAATCATCTAACCATAATATTTTTTTCGTTTTTGTCATAATGTTACTTTTATTTTATCTGAATCTTTAGTTCTCAGCATAACACTAGAATCAACTGTGATATTACTTCGTTTTTCATCAGATTTCCAAAACTCATGTCTAATAACTTGAATGATATCATATGCCTCTCTACAAGTTTCATCTACTTTTGGATTAAAAATACCCCAACTTCCATTTCGTGGATGGAGTGGTTCTTGCATCAATATATTTCGTGGTTGAATTAACATTGTGTCAATTGAATCTCTAACTGTGTGGAATCGTGTGTAATCAGTAGTGTATTCAATATTATCTACATCGGTCCATTTCTTTATCTCTTCACCATTACCCCAACTTCCTTTGGTTTTAATCCACTTTCCTTTTGGGCCTATTTCAACAATCTCACCTCGTGCAGTTTGATTACCAACCTCAAATGGGCCTGACCCTAATGAAAATTCTTTATATAAATGTTTTTCAAATGTTGGGTGGTCTTTTATTACATCAAATTGACCAATACCTATTCGCGAATAAAAATCTAATGCTTGTTGGATTAATCTCAACTGTTCGTTGTTTACTTCTAAGGTTGCCATAGTTTTATTTTTATTTATTTAATCTACTATTTAGTCTACATCAATGTTGTATTCTTGCATCAACTCATATAATGCGTCTTTGTAATTATCTAAGGTAAAGTTAGTTTCATCATGTTTCCACTTTCTCCAAAAGTTATGTTTTAATTGCCATATAAACATAGCCATATCTGTAGATTTAATACATCTCATATGGTTTACTCTATCATCATCATCCTCTAAATCAAATTTTAAGGTTGCTTTCATCTTCCTTGCCTATATTTTTATTTATTACCCCGTGAATATACGAACGCTTGGTTGGGGAGCCTAATATTTGCGCATAAGTTATTTAGTCCCACCACCCAAGAATATTATCTTCCATTATCTTAAATAATAACTTATGTGCTCGCACCTGGTTAATGTTTCCTATATTCATTGCAATTATTTGTTTATCTTCTTCTCTACCCTTTTTAATAAATACACCTTCACCATTTAAGACTCTTTTATGAATTAATGGATATTTAGCGAAATAATCATCGAAGTTTTCTTCTAATAATCTAGATTCCCATGTTGATGAGCCATCGTTATCTTCTGTTGGTTCAAACCAATATTTTGTTTCATAGTAATCTAAGTTTTCGCTAGCGTAAAAATCATCTTGGATTAATTTCATTAACTTAACACATATTCTCATATTTCTAGCATCATGTTGTGCTCGTGTGTGTATATCTCGTTCTGATATATAATTTGCTTGTGCCGTCAATTTATGTTTCAAGATCTCAAAGATATAATGAGAATCCCAGTTACGATCTTTCCATATGATAGGAAACCAGTATACAATATTAACTACTCCTATTTTAAAGTTACGATACATAAACTTACCATCATGAGCCCACCACAATTGGATGAATTCTAGTTTATTTCTAATCCATGACTTAGCATCTCTTTCGTCATCCCATTGTTTAAATATGTCTTTTTCTGGTTCCATGTTTATTTATTTTAAATTAACATCACATAACGCACTGCTACTCACAATTTAGTTTTATAAGTTTTCTTTAATCCATTGATCTAATTCTTCAATAGTTCTGTTTATACCTTCAAATTCAAAGGTATGTTTATTTATTAAATTAATAACTTCATTTCTGCCATACATCTTCTCTTTAATCAAGTGTACTATTACTTCATTGTTAGGTGTTATAATAAGTGGGTGAGTTTCATAAATCAAATCACTTCCCATTACATTTTCTTTTATCACTTCATGCTCCAACTCAACTTTATCAATACCACCTTGCTTTACATATTCTTCTAAAAATGATTGAGGTATTTGTGGTATAGGATTATGCCAACTATTCTCACCAGACTTTTCAACTGCAATAGTAAGTTTTACATCTGATGTTGCTATGATTTTCTTACTGTATTGAGAATAGTGTTTCCCAATATACGTGTAAAATTCTCCTTCTTTAATATCAGATTTTAATGGTTTAACCGAATGACCCTCATGTCCTGCGATAGATGTAAACTTACCAACTTTATATATAGAATTAGTATTTTTATTATAAGCAAAGTCACCTTCTTTAATTTCGTTATCTGATGTGAGATAAAGATGTTGATTCCCATTATTCTCATAAGGATTATTACCATTTAATATATCTAAATATTTTAGAGAATTACCATGTTTAAATATGTGAGTTTTATCTTCAGTTGGTAACATTATTACTCTTACTTTCTTTTTCATTTCGTAGTGTTTTAATTGTTAATAAATAAAAATATAAATTCTTTGTCCAAATTTCAGTGGAATGGTGTTGGGAATTGTACCCAATCTAGTATGGCTAACCGTATGACTCTTCAATGTCTTACACCACCTCTACAATAAACACAACTTCTGATAAAGTCTTACTACCTCCGTTCCGTTAAGAGCTATAGCTGTTTATCTTCAAGCAAAAAATTTATATTTTTAATTTTCTACAAATATTATAATGTCTTATATTTTAGTATACTTCCTCATCGTATTTAGTTTCGATATTATAATCAAATTCATCTTCCGGACAATTCCATGAATCTTCAAGTTTTAATCTATTTGGGTCTTTATCATCTCTCCATGCAATTTCAGGAAGTAACCCAGCTTTTTCAATTAAGGACCAAATACGTTCTTTCCATAAATCCATTTTTTCACCCTCAACTACACAATTCCACCCAAATGTGTGGGTTAATTCACTCATTAAGTCTATGAATTCAGTACAAAGTTTATCTAACTCACCATTGATTTTGAAATTACTACCATATCTAATAGAGCCGTTGGTTCCAACTTCATACATTGCTTTAATCTTAACCCATTTAGGTTCTACTATTGAATTTATCATTTTTACCATAACCTTTATTTATTAACCGGGTCAACATTAACCCTTATTACCCCGTAAATATACGAACAATATTTGGCTATTCCACATCATATTGTGGAAATTTTTAAATTACTCTTTTAAATATTGCTTGTTCTTTCATCTTAGCTTCAATAACAATATCAGGCTCTAAACCATATGTTTGAATTTTTTCATAAATTAAATCCGAATGAGCTTGGGGGCGAATTGATTCATCTAAAAATTCTTTACGTCTGCTTTCTGAGTAATGGCAACATTGGGGTATACCTTTAGGCCAGGTGGTTGCAGCCATTTTTAATGCTTGTTCCTCACTCATACCACTATTATTAAATTTATGGTGGAAATAATCAAATGTGATTGGGATACCTATGGATTTATAAATCCCTTCATATAAATCCTTAACAGAATATTCATTTGGGCTATCATCATTCTCGATTACTAGGCGTTTTCTAGTGTCAAGGCGTAATAGACTAAAATTCTCCACAAAACGCACCAACGTCGCATCTTTATCGCCGTAAGCACCACCAACATGAATATTGATTTTATTGTAATTTGAAGGTTCAAACCCAAGCATATTCATTTGTTCACTATGGAAATCGAGTTCTCGAACAGTCTTCTCAACAACTTTTAGGTTTGGTGAAGCAAGACAATTATATGGACCTGGATGCATTGTGAGTCGTTGGCCTGCCTTAGTGGCAATTGCTCCTATTTCAAGCATTAATTTACAAATCTCATCATAATCTTTTAATGATGAAAATTCATACTCATCCTGCCATGGAAATATTTGGGATGATAAACGGAATAATTTTATTCCATGTTCATTATTCCACTCAACAATAGTTTTTAAATCTTTGACATTTAATAATGCTAAATCCGAAACATACTCTAAGCCTTTAGATTTAAATGTTTTCTTACGCATTGTGCGGTTTGTGAAAATTCCCTTTTCACTCATAACTGTGCATAAGCACGCATATCCTAAATTCATAACCTTTATTTTTTAATTAATATTTGAGTTTTTACCTTTTATTGACCCTTAAATAAACGAAGGGGGCTTAGAAAAATAAGCCCCCCTCAGAAGTATGTAATTTATATAATTACTTTCGGTTAAGAATCCATTCTATCTTGCATATAATTATCATAATCCTCCATCCAATCCTCTTCACTATATGTAACATAATCATTATCACCGTTTAAACGGATATCATTAGATAATGATTTGATGTAAATTTTAAAATTGGGTAAATCTTTAAGAATTAATGATGCTTTAGTAACTACATCAGTATCAATTGAATCTGAATCTTCAATTGATTTTATTAAATTGGATTCTTTTACTCTATAACTCATTACCATATTTCCTCTATAATTATCATGTTCAACAATATAAATATACTCACCATCTTTTATTTCTAGATTTTCAGGTTCATTCATGTAAACATTCCAAATAATGCCCTTAAAACCTTTACCTAGACCTGATTGGGGTGTTGGTGTAACTTTATCACCAATCTTGAATTTAGGTTCTGGTCTGATTTCTTCTTTTATAGTACCTTCTGCTAAATATTTTCTAAATGCGTTTAATTCTTTCATGTTATTTTATTTTATTGGTTTTCTCTATAGGATTGGAGTATATCTCTAATAGTTTCTTTATCAATTTTTCGTTCTTTTCCATTGTCATCAACAACAAACCCCTTAGTATTCTTTCTAAATTCTGAGATATCAACCTCAAATTTTCCAAAATTAATTGAATCGGAGTCTGAGAAATCCCAGTCATAGTCTGACCAATCTTTCCCTTCTGCTAAATATTTTCTAAATGCGTTTAATTCTTTCATTATGTTTATGTTTATATTGTTTTGTTTTATTTTATTAAATTGAAATTATTCATTATGTTTTACGGTTTTGTGATACATATTATAAATTATACTTAGATTGCCACCTTCCAATAAACCCTTTCCCCACCCCAAGCTCTAACACAACAGCATCATCAGGAACACCTGGTAGTTTTTGAGCAGTTAAAATATAATCAATGTTTTCATTCGCCCAAATTTTCATTTTAGTCCTAGCATTTGAGCGATTTGATGTTTTAAAAACCATTACTACAGGTTGGTTGCCATATGCTTTCCCCTTATCAACTTTTATCTTTAAGGGTTTTTCACATTTAGGATAAAATACTTCGGTTTTAAACGGACCCGATGTTGTTTTGTTATTGTCATAATGCCAGAGGGATTTACAACCTATTTCGGGTTTAGAGGGGTATTCATAAAACTCTCTTACCCATTTCTCCTTTATCTCTTGAGGTGTATCTTTTGGTCTTCCTCTATATTCTATCATAACTTTTATTATTTATTGGGCTCTCACCTCATTTACTCCATAAATATACGAACAATGTTTGACTAAACCAAACATTTTAACATATATCTTTAAAGAGGTATTATAGGAGAAATAATCCTAGTTTACTTACCACTTCTGAGGGGGGTTTAGTTAGCTTAATTAGTTATATAGGATTTAGGGGTAAATTCTTCTTTTACTAATTGGATATCTACTGATAATATAAGACAGATATTATCTAGGATTTTAGGGGATTTTTGTATTAATTCAACCCACAACTCATCATCAAACTGGTCAAACACTTCTAGTGGTGACCCTAGATCATTAGAATTCATAAATGGGAGGTTGATGGTTTTTTCAATTGCTTTTGTACTTTAACCCAATATTTTTCGGTTCTTGGGTTTTTATAACCTCTCCCACCACCATTCCAACATCTAGCTATTTTCTCCATCCCATCCTGTGAATGGTGGAATTTTCTCCATATCATAAACATATCAATTGATTTTTGTCTGTTAAATCTATCTTTTAATTTAAATTGTTTTTTTTTATCTTGTATTTTTAAAATACGATTTACTTCTCTAACCATAATAGGTCTAATTTGGAGTACGCCTATTGATGGAGATTCGAGGTGGGTATCACCAACTGCGTCGTCTTTCCCTCGTGATTCAACGTATATAAGCGCATCAACCAACCCATCTATAGGGTTATGTGTTGGTTTAACTGTTGGGGGTTTTAACGGAAAATCTTCTATAATTACCCTATCTTTAAATGGAGAGGGTGGTTCACTAGCTATAAACAAGGGTATTACTAACAATAATAATATTATTTTTTTCATATAATTTATATTTTGTTTACACTCCAATATACTAAACTTTTACATAATATCCAACCTCACTTTAGGGAAATCTAAAATAAATCTAAAAAACCTTTATTAATTACTTTATCTTTTAGTTTATTATTTTTATTATCTTCCTTTAACATCTTATTTGCAAGTTTTTCAAGGTGGATGTGTTTTTGTACATCATAATCATTTATGATTATATCATGTTTGCTTCTTTTAATATCTCTTATTTTTTTCATATTCTTGAAATTATATCAAACTCTTTATCTTCTTCACCATCTAAACCTAATTCTTTAAGGCGTTGGAGGTGGTAATTATCAACCTCCCATTCCACCTTACCCTGATTTACAGGTTTGTGGTCTTCTATACCTTCAATTTGTTTACTAGTAAATATATCACCTACAGTAAGAAAGAAGTGATTGTAACATAACATTTCTAAGTTCTCTAAATGATAGTTTTTTTTATTATTATCTTTAAAATGTAATAATATTGGAATTTTATAATCTAAAACTCTTCTTTCCTGGAACCCACATTGGGTACATTTTTCTTCTAAGTATCCCTCAGTAATTAATCTATACTTTATCTTTTCAGGTGTGAAGGATGAGGCATCAGCTCTACCTTCTATTAAATCTAATAACGCCGGTTCTTTACCACCAACTCTTAAAAATTTGGGGATACCTTTACCACATTGATTTAAATGTTCTTCAAATAAGCTTTTATGGGTTTTACTTTCATATATCTTAGCCCATTTTTTATAATGTTGATATGAAACATTTAAAAATCTACTTGCTGCCAAGTTTGATTTTGTTTTGTTCATGGCAGCAGCTATTAACTCCTTCCCTAATGGTTTAGCTTTAGGCATCTTTATTATATGGATTGAATTTTGAACTTTTAAAAGAATCTATTTCAAATGTTGATGCTTGTTCAGGTGTTAGGATTTGAATTTCATTCCAAGTATTATCTCCTGTTCCTTTTACAGTATTAACAGCAGTATAAATTCCTACAGTTGAACAGTTTACACAATTTTTATACCCGTATATTATTAATCTAAGTTCAGGCATTGGGTTTTTACACTCTATGCAAGGTATTGTTTTATTTTCCATTTTTTAATATTTAGGTCTACACCCTTATTATAATTATAAACTTTTATCAAATATATGAAAAAACAATTGCTTTTCCAAGTGTAAATTTATTTTATTTTATGTTTGATATAACTCCAAAGATCCCTAGGTGTTTCTAAAATAAATTCCTTATCATTTTCATCTATAACAGGATTTACATTCCCCTCGGTATCAGTTCTTTCAAAAAGGTACCACATTATTAACTCTGTATCCTCCCTCCCATATAAGAGTTTAAATAAATTTTCTATAACAAACCATAGGGGTTCTGTTATTTGAATTAAATCAATGCCCCCCTCCCAAAATATTTTATCTTCTAATATATTGGATTGTTCTATTTTATTAATTAAATTTACAAACACACTTTCTTCAGTGGAGTTGAAATTATCTTTAATCTTAACATCAGTTCCTAATATAAATTTAAAAAGTTTATTTACTTCTTCCGATTCATCTTTCCGACCACCCATTATTTAAATTTTTTAATTTTAAAAAGTTCTTTAAAACTTTTAAGTGGTAGTTTTTTAACCTTACTAGCTATAACATAAGCTTCACCTATATTAAATGCTTTTATATTACCCATAGTTTCTTGATTTAAATCATTTATTGAATAAAACTTCCAAGTTGTCATAGTTTATTTATTAAATTTTTAATTTTTTCACATTCTTCATAATCTTCGATTGATATAAAATAGTCAATTGCTTTTTTCAAAACTAGGTGATATTGGGTTTTATCTAATTCTATAGTTATAGACATATTAAATACATTAAATAGTTCAACCTTATCTAAACCACCTCTAATAGCATCAATGATAGAATTATAGGATTTAAGAAGAATAAAATTGGTGAAGAAGGGGTTATCACGTAAATATTCTAAATTTTGGGTACTATCCAATATTAACTCTATCCATGTTGCCTCTCCTTCTATGTTATTATTTATATTTTTATTATCCATTATGGGGAGGGTTTAATTTGCTCTATGATAAATATTTAAAATTTTATCCCTCTTATATTATTTCCTTTAGGTCGGTGGGAATTATTTTCAAATAAACTAGGAGGTATACCCCACTTATACATAAACATATCACCGGCTGGGCCTTCGGTTGCTTTAAACCTAGCACCTTCTTTTCCATTTTTGGTAGCAGAACTGCCAAAGTGGTATAAATGTGCTTTATGAGTTCTACAAAATTTTAAACCTATTAAGTCTAATTTTAGGAAGAAATCCCAATCACAAATAAATGGGGATTGATACATTGTATCAAACCCACCAGCAGCCATATAATATTTTTTATACATAGCAAATGGGAAAACACCTCCATCGGCTGTAACTTTATCTTCATTAATAGATGTTTCAAAATTAATAAATTCTTCATATTTAAAATCTTTAGGTAATTTACCTAAGTCTTTAACTGGGAAGTTAAATATACCAGGACCTGTAGGTTCGATTTGATTAACAGTCAATACTGTTTTTTCTCTATCTTTAAGAATATCTAGTATAGCTAAATCATAATCTTTACAAAACACATTATCATCATTGACAATAAAGATAATTTCATTAGTAGCATTCATTACAGCTAAATTAAGAGCCTGTTGCATTCCTTGATTTTCACCTAAATCTAAAACTTGGATATTATCTTTATATTTATCTAATACTTCTTGACTTTCTTCAATAAAACCATCTACGGCAACTATAATTTCATTTCCATTAGATTGTTGTTCGATTGCTGATTTTAGACATAAATCTAGATATTTAGGATTTCTGTATGTTGGTATTATTATCGATATCATATTTTTATATTTTTTCCCAATCTGTTAAAGGGGATGTCCATAAAGCTTCACAATGGGTACTATATCCTGGGACTGAGCTTAAAACTGGTATTTCTTTGGTTTGTGATAATTCTGTAAAAAACCCAAATGAATCTGTAATGGTACCATTAGAATATTTCATAATCAAATCATAGTCTTTTTTTAATCTTGATACTCTACATGCAAAACTCATAACTGTGCTATTTGTTATTTTCCAATGTACTGAGTTTGATTTTATAAGCCTAGTTATTTCACCTTCACCTTCAATAAAATAATTACCACCATCCTCTTTATTTATGTATTTGTCAGGATGGTCATATAACGTCACATAAGCATCGTAACTAGTTATCCCCTCCATTAATATATCCTTTGATTTAGGTTTATGTAAGAAATCATCTTCAAGAAGATAAACAAAATCCCCATCATTGTTTTCATCTCTAGCTAAATTTAAGGCATCCCTAAATGTTCCAGAACCTGTCCCATTATCTACTTCTACTAACTTTAGATTTAAGGAAATTACAAAATCTTTTGTTTCTTTGTTTAATCTATCCCCTAAAATGGTGATATTTTCTCTCCCAAATTCTTTTATGCAATTTTCTAGACAGTGTTTTTTAGTTGCATTTGGGATTTTTTTCTTTGAAATACCAGCTTCTAAATTAGATAATCTATAATATACTTGAATTGTTAATTTTTCTTTTAAATCTCTCATTAAAGTTATAATTTATGCTGTTAAAAATTCAGTTTTGGGCTTTAGTGCTACAATTGTTTGAAGTCCTTCTCCCTTTACGGAAGCAACTTCAGTATACCAATCAAATACAACGTGATATTGTGGTCTATTCCAAAAATCGTGGATAAATATGATTGAATCTTTATGTAGATAGTTTAATGCATATTCTGCACACCATCCTCTTGCTCTACCATCAATTAATATCTTATCAAATTTATCCACCCCTAATTTATCTATGTGAGAAATATAGGTTTCAAATTGGGAACGTTGAGTTGGTATTGTACGTGGTGAATCCCAAGAAATTTTATGATACTCTACATTAGAAGGGAGGTTAGTCATTTTACTAGCCCACTCATCATCATGTTCAATTGAGTAGTATTTATTAACAAAGTGTGGGAAATAATTTGTACTTCCTCCACTACCCCATTCTAACATTGTATCTGTGTAATAAAGGTGTTTTAATATAAGTAGGATTTCACTATCATCCATCCAAGGTTTCATTCCGTTTGACACATTTTTATTTTATTTTTTAGTGTAATCTTCTTTCCAAAAACTATATAATCCCTTTTCAATTTCATATTCATCCCAAATAAATCTTTCCCTCATAGGTTGTGATTGAGCCCACTCCCACATCTTAATTAAACCTTCTTTTAAGGATGTTTGATGCTTAAATCCTAAAATATCAACTGATTTTTCAAATGTTGGGACTGCTGTGTGAACTTCATGTCTTCCTTCTAAATGGACGATTTCCCCTTTACCTACTATCTCCTGTAAAGCTTCAGCACATTCTAATATTGAATAATCTTCAATACCACCTAAATTAATTATTTGTTTAGATGCTTTAGGTTCAAGGTGAGCATTAAATAGAGGTTCAATTGAATCATCAATATAACTAAATGCTCTACGTTGAGTACCATCACCAAAAATTGTGATTGGTTGATCATTTAATAAGTAATACATCCATATACCTAATACATTTCTATACTTATCCCAAATATTTTGTTTAGCACCATAAACATTGTGGGGTCTGATAATAGTATAATCTAATCCATGTTGATGGTTAGCTACTTCTATATCCATCTCACATGCTGTTTTAGCAATACCATAAGGATCGATTGGATTTCTTCCCATATCTTCATGAAATATCCCACCTTCACCATGACCATAAACAGCCATAGTGGATGTAAAAATTAACCTTTTAATATCATGTTTTATACATTCATTAACAATACGGGCCGTAGATTTTAAATTATTATCGTAATTATATGCGCGTATAAACGGTGATAACCCTTCTGCAGCATAGGCTGCGAAGTGGTAAACATAATCGATTTTACACGCGTTAAATACGGTATTAAGCGCACCATCTACTAAGCTTAATTGGTGGAATTCAACCTTAGGGTGGATGTTTTCTTTAAAACCACCACTTAGATCATCAATTCCTATTACCTCATATCCAGGTTGATTTTCAATTATCCAATCTGCTAATCTACTCCCTAATAAACCTGCTACTCCTGTTATTAATACTGTTGTTTTACCACTCATCCTTATAATGTATCATAGTATTTATTTTGTTTTTCTTGTTTTTCTATTGTTTTTGGGTGGTATAATGCTAACTCTTCCATAGCAGGTAGTGCAGAAAAACTTTTATGTCCTTCAAGGACTTCATGGACTTTATTTCTCCATCTAATTTCACCGTTATTTTTATAGATACGCATTTGATAATCAGCCCAATTTATAATGGGTGTGTAATATTTAACTTTTACTTTCATTTTCTAACATTTTTTTAAGTTTGCTGAATGGGATTTTTAATACTCTCATACACTCCTCTTTACTTACGATAGTTAACCCTCCTCTATAATTAAATTGTTATCTTTTAAGAGATTATACTCAGCCAAATCTTGAGGATTATCCAAGTCAAATTCCTTTTCCTCTACCATACTATCTAATTTACTTACGTTCCATCCCCATTTTTGGATATGCTCATCAGTTAAACCTTCTACTGTATTAACTCTCGGTACTAAAACAACATCAACATCATTCTCTTCAAGTATTGCATGAATGTTAAGCATCAATGCTTCATTTGGAATTTCATCAGCATCTATGTTTATAATATAATCACCCTTACATGAATCTCCAAGTAGATTTTTCCATCTACTAAAATCCCCATTAAAGTTTTGCTCTGATAATATTATTTTATTGTTGTAACTTAATTTATGTAAAAATCCTAATAGCTCGGATGTTGGTTTGTTTTTTGTTAAATCAACTAACACAACAACTTCATCTTGGGGTCTTTTGTGATCTAATAAAAAAATAAGTAATCTTTGAATTTCTACAAATTCGTCACATACCGTGACCCCATATGAAATCTTTATTCCCATATTTTTTATTTTTCGAATATCCCTATATAATCTAATGCTTCAATATAATCACCTTCACCAAATTCTTTAATGGTAGTCATATCCATTCTCCATTCGTAATATTCATTTTTCTTATTGGGGATTGGATACTTTTCCTTTTCTTCTTCCTTAATAGGAACAGCTAACACACTAGCCCATTTCCAATCTTTTCCATTTTTACCATTAGCAAATACCATACCTTTTGAGGGTACATTTACTGTAGAAGGCATCCAGATTTTTCCTTTTGCATCTTCACCCATCAATTCTTTATATAAATTTGGTAACAATTCCATTTGTTCTTCAAAAAATTGTGAACCCTCTACTAACAATGAATTTGTTATAAAACCACACCCATAACATTGGTAATTTTTTATTTTATCATTTACCTCTTGAACGTAGGCAGCATCTGAGCCACATCTATCGCATTCAATTAAATTATCCATATTTATACTTTTTTCATTATTGGTAATTTTATTCCTTCTAATTTAGGAATCTTTAATTCTAATTGGGTGGGAACTTTTACATTTTTCTCCAAAATATCCATTAATTGGGTTTTCATGCTATCAAAACCAAATGTCTTTTTTAACCTACTGGATTGAATTTTACTTTTTTTAATCCAATCCTTGTAATTTTTCTTAACATCAACTAAATAGTTACCTAGTTGACCATGATCCACCGAAAACCATTTTGATCCTTCAATTAGCATATCTTTTTGTTGGGCTGAAGGATGAATGTCTGTTAATGTCCCACCCATTAGAGCTGTGAATTTACTATCTAAAAAATCTACTTGACCTGACCAACCTGATGCTATAATAGGTTTTCCAGTTAATGCAAATTCTAGTAAAGGTCTACCGAATCCTTCTCCCTTTGTTGCTGATATCATTGCTTTAATTTTGGGGTGGTTATACATTTCATTCATTTCGGGGTCTGACAGATCCCCATGGATTAGATAAATATTAGGTATAGTTTTAGCATCTACTGTTTTCCTAATAGAGTGTATCCTCCTCATAACTTCTCTTCTATCCATATGAGAACTTTTTCCACAACTTACCTTAAGAATTAAAGCAGGGGCATTTGATTTATTTTTAAATACTTCATAAAAAGCTTTAACCATTAAACCAACATTTTTCCTATCTTCCCCCATATCTCCTTGTAACCAATGTCCTACAAATAGATATGCAAATTTTTCGGGGATGGATTTTAAGTTTTGAAATAAAGAATCATTAGTCATGGGGGTTGATAGAGTTTTATAAACGTCTAAATCAACACCTTCAATTAAAACTTCAATAGGAGTTGTTAATTGTAAATCTTGTTTTTGATTTGTTTCTTTATTTTGCATTTGATATTTTGTAGATTCAAATACTTTTTTAGAATGTGTAGAAGATGTTAATATTAAATCCATATTATTACAACCCTCAATCCATTGGGGGGCGCACGCTGTAGTTTCAATACCAGCTGTTAATCCTATATTATACTTCCCTACTTTCTGAAATTCATTAGGTACTGTGATTTGACACCAAATATCAGGTTGAGATATAATTTGGGTTACTATATAATTCTCCATAAATTTCCACTCAGGGAAATCACTTAAAAAACCTTTTCTAGTATTCCCCCATCTTTGAGATAAAATTTTAATATCATATTTATCTGATTCTATAAGGGCTTTAACTAGGTCCCTTGATCGAGCTGAATATCCACTATAACAATCTATAGGGCAGCTTATATAAAATGTTAGTTTATTATTTTCCATTAATAACTTAATTTATGTTTTAAAACTCTTGTTTTGAAATCGGTGTCCTTCAAAAATACAAAATTTTCTCGGGGGGACCAAGTTGTAAATAACTCTTCCATCCCCTCTGTAAAGGTTTTAGACATTTGCTCAGCAGTAAAACCTGCTTCATCTCCAATCGCCCATTTCCTCCCACTTTCACCTATTTTCTTTCTATCTTCACTCTTCATATTATAAAGTTCTAAAATACGAACAACGGCATCTTCGACATCACATCTATCATCCCAAATATAAGGTGTTGTTGGTGAACCCACTAATGAAAGGGCTTTTGGGAAGATGGGTAATGCCCATTCTCCATGTGTTTTATATGTACCTTTATGGTTAGATGGAACATTTATATCATTATTATACCAATCACCTTTTTCATCTTCAAATCTCATTTGATCTTGCATCCCCCCAGTTACATTAGCTATGATTGGGGTTCCTGTAAGTAATGCTTCTGTTAATGCTAACCCCCAACCTTCGGCAGATGATAATAAAATCACACCATCAGCCATATTATAAAGATAGTTCATATATTCATGGTGGAGTTTCTGATTTGAAATCACAATACTTTTCTCGTTTTCACCAAATAGATATTCTATAACAGCCGTTAAATCTGTACCATGTTCACTAGTAGGCTCTGTATGGAGTATAAATAAACATTTATCCTTTTCTTCAGGTGTTAATTTATCAATAAATAATTTCCAAGCTACTAAAGTATCAGGTATTGATTTTCTCCTAATATTCCTAGAATTAAAAAACAAAACGAAATCTTTTTCTTTGTTATGGGTAATTTGGTTTTTAAATTTTAAATACTCTTCACTAATATCATCTATAGGGAAGAATTTTTTATCATCTAACCCATGAGGGACATATTTAATAACCTTACCATCAGCTTTCCCCCCTAAAACAATTCTATTAATTGCTACGGTTTGTTTTGAAATACCAAATAAAGCATCACAAGACTCATAAAATTCTTCATTATATTGAGGTGCAGGCATATCATCCCAAATATTAAGATAAGCAATTGGAATTTTACTTCTAATTTCTTCCTCCATTTGGAATAACCACATAAAATATCTTGGGTCTGTTATAAGTAAAATAGCATCCGGTTTTTCTTTTTTAATAACTTCTCTCAAAATATTTTCATCACCATACCCATCTACTGGGTATAATTTAACATATGAATCTTCTATATTTCTCTCTTTATTAACCTCTTGGGATAAGTCTTGAATCTTACCCTTATCTGGGTGGGAAATTGATCCTGCTAATTGTACCCAATTATAATGATCTGCCGTATTCATTACGAGCTCTCTGGCAATTGTTGCTACTCCTGAATGAACTCTAATTAAATGTCGTCGGTAATGAGCAATATCTTTTTTCGATATTCTTGCTCAACCCGACGACTACTATTTTTTGGATTGTTTAACATAATTTTTTATTAATTTTTCTATTTTACTTATTTGGTTATACTTAATTCTTAATAATTGGATATTTTAATTTTTTTTAACTCACCCTAAATAGATTTCTATTGATTTTCTTCTAAATCTAAGTTTATATGATTAGTAATCATTTTTCGAAAAACCTCATCTGTTAGGAAGAGATGGATTGCTCTATCTGAAAGTTTTTGGAATGAGAATTTTCGTTTGACGCAAGATATTTTGAATTCGTGGAATAACTCACTATCTACTTTTACACTGGTTAATGTCATTTCTTTTTTCATAATTATTTTTTAATTGTTATATCCATACATACGTATTTTCTTCAAAAAGTCGCAGAACATAGGTGGGTTTTGTGGAAATGACACCATTTACAATTATCATTAGGGGTTTCAATCATCTCCTCCTCACTGAAACCCTCTTTTGTAAAGCAATTGTTTAGAAAATCTTGTAGTGATTTTGTTGCTCTATTAACTGATGTTTTACCTGAAGGGGGTCTAAATTGTTGTATGCGTTTGATTACAAAGTCTTGAGATTCATATAATTTTCTCTTAACAATAAAAAATTCAATTTCAATATTATCCAAAGGGATATTATACTGCTCTGCAAAGAATTTCTTATATAAAACTAATTGGTATTGTTTTGATTTATCTTTTTTAGCTTTATCATTCCATCCCCGCGTAGATGTCTTTATATCGATTATAACGAATTTATCTGTGTCTTCATGGTATAACACGACATCCAAGAAACCCATGTATTTAACGCGAGGTAAACGCAAATTAGGCGCTAATACTATTGGTATCTCACACCCTACTAATGACCATCCCCGTTTTGAAAAATACTTACCTCTATTCTTTTGTAAGTAACTTATAATCTGGATTCCATCATCATAAAATTCTCTAAGTTGTTCAGGTGTTGAAAAATGTATTTTTTTATTTTGCTTATAAGAATCAGCATAGCAGTTTCTCAACCTATCTTGGAAGTCTTCCTCTAAATTAATTCTATCAGCTTCAGCACCACTTTTATTATACATCACATCTAGGTACATCTGTAGTGTCTCATGTAGGGCTGTACCAAATGTCATATGAATACTCTGCTCACGAACTTTATGACCATCTCTATAATTTAATGCCCATTTTTTGGGACATTGAGTATACATGGATAGTTGTGAGTATGAAATGTTTTTTTCAAATGCAAAATTAACGGGATCTGGAGGGTTATTTTGGATATCCCTTACAACTTGTGGTAATTTTTTCATCTTCCCCAAACTATTTTTTCCACTTATTTCTACCAACCAGCAGACCGATTATCCCATAATTGGCAATATCAATAAATGTATCTTCCATACCCTCACCAACAACAAACGATCTACCATTAATTAGGAGATTTTTTAAACGGGAAATTTTATCAGTTAATCTAATACATAACCCAGTTAGTGAAAATTGTTTATCATCGCTGTTATTAACGATATCTCCACCTAAAGCAATGTTATTCAATCCATAATCCATATGTTTAGCTGCAAACATTGCATACATTTCTATTTGAATTTGTTTGAATTCTTTAGATAGCTCTGGGTATTCTTTTTCAAATACTTTAATTGTTAATTTTTCTGAAATGCCTGGGTTATTGTTTTCGTCTATCATTTGTTGTTCAAGTATTTCTTCAGACTTTCTTCCCATTTTATCTAAATCTATCATAAGATATATTTTTATTTACCTTAATATACGAACTCTTTGTGGGGAGCCTACCTTTTGAGCATTTATTTTATATAACTTCTTTTACAATTAAGTATTTTTCTATGGCAGATAACCTATCGTCTGCTTCTACTAACATTAAAAGTGCTTCTTCAGCATTTTTATAAAAATCTGTTGTTGAATGGTCACCTATTCCTGCTGGGTGGTTTTCTAACAAATCTAGAGTTAATATTGCTTTTGCTTTATCAGCTAATGCTGATGTTTTTAACATATCTGTTAAACTACTCATAATTTTGCCTTTTTGATTATTTTTTTAATTTCTTTTTCTTCAACCCCCATTCCTTCTAAAATGTATTTAACATTTTTACCAAGAATGTTTATGTAACTATTAGCTTCACTACTAGAACATTCATAATACTTAGAAACATATCCTTCTAACTCTTGATATGTGTTTTTATTTTCATTTTTGATATACTTGGACCATGTTTTTTTTCTAGGAATCAATTCCTGGTAGATAGTATAAATTTGTTTCTTATTTTGGGGGCTAATTTTCTGGACATAGTTTACTATATCAATGTAGTCCCTATTCATACTTAACCACTTATGGATCATATAAGAATTCCACTGCTCCCATGAAGATTCTGAGATGGTGTTTGGGTGAGACTTTTTTAGAGTTATCTCACCCAACCACTCAAAAATATTGGAAATTTCTCTCTTAACCATCAATAATATGGTCTTCGTAATCACCCCTTAAATCTAAAGGGATTGTATCTTTTAAGATTTTACATGAAATTGGGTCATAGAATATTGGAATAGGCATCACTGCATCTTCATCTGCTCCTACTACGAATTTTGATACTTTACGTAAAATAACTCCTTGTTGGAAAACAACATTCCCTTCTGCTGTTTTTACTACTGTTGTGTTTTTTAAATCCACATTTGGACCTGTTCTTTCTTGTTGTGACATGATTTTTATTTTTTATATTCCCAAATATACGAATGGGATGTGTATTTTCCTAATTTGAGTTTGTCTCTTTTTCGGAGTTTTGTTAAAATAGATAAAGAAATTAACCTTTCAATTCAATAAGACGTGCCACTAAACCTAAACAATTTATTTCTTTGTCAATACGAAAATTACTTTGGTACGAATATTCATTAAGGTAAATTGCAACCATTCCCTCATTTCCCGGGGCAAATTTAGTTGAGTTATCATAAAGGTAACGATAAAGTTCTTCAAAGTCTTGAGTATTACTGTTCGCGATAATTTGTCTAATTTCTTTCCAATTTGGTTTAACATCTGATAATTTTTTTACTACTTGATCCATATAATTAGATGATACAAGTATAGATTTGTCTATAATAAGCTTGTTATCTTGAGTTGACAGTTGTATTGTATTAAGACATCTACGTAAATCAGGATAAAATTGGTTTACAATTATTACAATATCCTCCAATTCATATTCTGTATTTTCCTCATCCATAATCCAAGCAATATGTTTTGCAACACCCTTTCTAGAGGGTGGTAATATCTTAAGTACTTGACATCGGGATTGTAGAGGATCTATAATACGTTCAACATAATTACAAGTCATTATAAACCTAGTAGTACGAGAAAATGTTTCAATAACATTACGTAATGAAGCCTGTGCTTGTATGGTAAGAAAATCACAATTGTGAGTTAAAATATCTCCTTTACTTCCTATGTAAAAATTAGAGTTATTTTCTACAGACAAATCATAAACATGATGTTTACTTCCTGTTCTTTTTATTGATCTTATTTTTAATTTCTCCATTTATTCCTTTATATGCTTTGATGTAAAATTCGTTGTTTCTGCTATCTTTGTTATCATTCTCATCTATGTAATGTACTAAATTGTCTTCGTTTATCCAAATAAATTTATACCCTTCTTCAAAACACCATTTTATGGCTCCATCCATTTTATTTTGTTGTTTAATAAAATTTCTCCGTGGTTTTAATTCATATATTATTTTATTTTCTTCGTCTATAAAATCAGGAATGTAAACCCCACCCTTACCATTGTTTTTTAAGTATTTTATTCTAAGGGTTTCATATTTTAGAGAGGGGTTTGACAGGAAAAATATAACTTCCCAACTACTTCTAAAAATATATTCTCTATCAAATAAATAGCATGTGTTTTTTTTATAATGGTTATAATTTTTCTGGGGGTCAAAAGAACCCTCTAGTATATTTTTAATTTGAGAAATTGAAGATTTAAGGTTTATTGCTTCTCTTTCTTTATCTGTTAAATTTGACTTCCACCTTTTAGTATTTACCTTATTAAATTCACCAACATTTTTACAATATTCCTCCCCCTCCGATGTAGCTAAAAATAATTTTCTTTTATTAGAACGTTTGATATTAGCCTCGGTACTATGACTGCCATTACCATCCAACCATTTTTTTTCTATGTAGTGTTTTTCACACCAATTGGGTAATTGACTTACACTACGTTTTAATGGTAGGACAAAAGATTTTTCTATTTCACATCCACAATATAGGCATTTGTTACTATCTAGGTGAAGTTTTCTAAAGTAATAACTAAATATATATTTAGAATTAACCCCTAGTTTTCTATTAACCACAGACAAAAACCCCCTTTGGGTGTTGTATAAATTGGAGGAAAAGGGTGCATAATACTCGTTTATTATCAACCCTTTAACCCAACTTATTATCTCCTCTTCAGTATAATCTATATTATCACTCCAATAACTCCCAATGTTTTTCGTATTTTTAGGCTTACCCATAATTATTTATTTTATTATAAATATATAGATTGGGCTCAAGAATACAAGGAATCAACCTTTGGGGTTAAATATCTCCATATAATCCTCTAACTCGGTTGTTTTGACAACCTTGGGATTACCCTCCTCATCTTCAACATACCATTTATGATCTGGGGTGCATATGATATTCTCTCCATTTTCAAATTCAATTTCATATGTTTCTTGTTCTCCTTTATCCCACAAATAAAAAGGCTTCCATTCTACTCTAGATGTTTTAATATTATATGACTTAACTAAGTCATTAACTTCATCTAATTCTTTAATGGGTATTAGATTTACTTCTCCTTTTCTAAGTACAGCTATTAGGGTGTTTTCATCTAAACATTCATCTAAAATGACCACTTTTAATGGTTTAAATGACATTGTACTCGCAAATCCCATTACTTTATCTCTTATAGTTTCTATACCTCTTTCATCACTCGCATTAATCATTAAATGGTCGCAATCTAAATTTTTAACTAATAACTTAGCTAAGGTGGATTTTCCACAACCTGCAGGACCATAAAATAACATATTAACAATATCATTTTGGTCTATGAAATTTTGTAATGTTTTTTTAATGTGTTCATTCCCAACAAACTTTTCTAAAACTTGGGGTCTATATTTCTCATTTAAGAGTGAATTATCTTCTTTATTTATCATGATATCAATATACTAATTATTTCTTGTATCTCCAAATATTATAACCCTTGAATGATATCTCCATAAAAACCATAGGTTTTGGTTTTTTCAACTGGAATTTCATATTCTTCTTCATTAATAATATATAATTTACTATCTAGAGGATCTAATCTATATGAACCTTTAAATCCTGTATTATTAAAAAAAGCTTCTAAAGTATCTGTTAATGATATATGGGTTATACCTTTTGGATCATCCACTAATTTCCAACGATCACCTAACGGGACCCTCACCGCTATTAACTCATTACGTTCTATTCTTTTTGTTTTCATATATTTTTAGGTAATGAAGGGGAGGAAATAAATCCCCCCCTAATTTAGTAATTAATCCATTACTTCTTGTGATTCTTTAGGTGGGTTATCTACTACAACACATTCCGTGAGTAAAATAGTACCAGCTACTGAAGCTGCATTCTCTAATGCTGTTATTGTTACCTTAGATGGGTCTAAAATTCCTGCCACTTTCATATTAACAATTTTCTCTGTTTTAAGGTTATAACCTTTCCAAACATCCCTTGATTTTATATCTATTAATTGATGTTTACCAATCATTTGGGCGTCTGTTGACGTATAACCTGCGTTTAAAAGTATTTGCTCGAATGGTTTACCACAGGCCTCATATACAATTTTTGCCCCCACATTATTAAGATTAATATGTTCACGAGCGTATAATAAAGCAGCTCCCCCACCTGGGATTATACCTGCTTCTAGTGCTGCTTTAGTAGCATGTAAGGCATCATCAACCCTATCTTTTTTCTCTCCCATTTCAACTTCTGTGTGACCTCCCACATGAATAATAGAAACACCACCTACCATTTTTGCTAGGCGATTTTGTAGTTGTTCAGTTACAAAAGGTGTATCTGATTTGTTAATTTGGGTTTGTAATTCACTAACTCTTAGGTTAATTGATTCCTCATCACCTTTACCATCAACTATAGTTGTTTGTTCTTTAGTGATTGTAACGGTTCTAGCTTCTCCAAACCAATCATAAGAAAATTTATCTAATTTCATACCTTTATCCTTATCAAATACAGTACCACCTGTTAAAGTAGCTATATCTTCAAGAATTAATTTCTTGCGTTCTCCAAAATCGGGGGCTTTTACAGCAGCTACTTTAAGGATTCCTCTTGCTTTATTAACAATTAAAGTTGCAAGTGCTTCTCCATCTATATCATCGGAAATGATTAGTAAAGATCTATTAGTACTAGAAACACTCTCTAGAATAGGTAATAATTCTTTTACTTGAGTAAATTTATGATCTGCAACTAAAATAAAAGGATTATCTAATGTGCAACTCATACTATTGTTATCTGTAACAAAGAAATGGGATTTATATCCTCTATCAAATTGCATCCCCTCTACAGTTTCAAGATAAGTTTCACCTGACTTACTTTCTTCAATATGAACTACACCATCTCTACCTACTTTTTCAATAGCAGTAGCAATTAATTTACCCACTTCAACATCATTATTAGCTGAGATGGTTGCAATTTGTTTGAGTTGGTCTTCATTAGTAATTTCTTGTGAAATGCATTCTCTGATAAAAGCAATTACTTCTTTCACAGCAATATCAATATTGCGTTTAATCTCTACAGCATTCTCACCATTATTGAGATGTTTTAACCCAGCCTTAACTAACTCACGAGCCAGTAAGGTTGAGGTGGTCGTCCCATCTCCTGCCTTTTCGGCGGTTTGAAGTGCTGCTTCTCTTACCATTTGTACTCCTAAATTTTGGGTGAAATCTTCAACCTCAATTTGTTTTGCAACTGTTACACCGTCCTTAGTATGGAGGGGTTTTCGGGGTTGGTTTGGTTTTGTTACATCAATTAATACATTCCTCCCATTTGGCCCTAAAGTACATACAACAGCATCCGCTAATATATTAATACCTTTCATTAGTTCTGCTCTTGCTTCGGTTCCGAATCTTACTTCTTTTTTCATATTTATACTTTTAATTTATTAACTTTTACTAAGGCTAGTAATTGATTTTCTGGTCCAACCCAATACTCTTCACCATCATATGGTAATTTTGTGAAACCTTGAGTTGGTAATACAACTACATCTCCAACTTTACTGATTGTTGGGATGAATTTTCCCATCAAAGTACTCTGACCGGGGCCAACTGATATAATTTCACCCATTTTGTTTTTTTCATTCCCCATGTCGGGGACAATAATTGAACCATGTTGGGTATCTTCAGCTTCTAGGGGCTTAATAATAACGGCATTAAATAATGCTTCTAATTCTTTAAATTCTTCTTTCATAATCCTTTGTAGTTTTGTAATTTATTTAATTCGATTAATAATATATCCCATTTTTCAATATATTCTTTTATACTGTTATAGGAATTTCCTTTTTGATCCAGTTTTAACTTTGCGATGCATTGTAAAGCAGCACCGAAATTTTGATAGTGACCCTGTGGTTTTTCATAGACTATTCCTTTTTCTCCTTTTTCTAAGATATTTCCTGCTCTTGTTTTTTTAGGGGAGACTAATTCATATACTGTATAACAGTATGCATCTTTCCCTATAAAATAAGGTTCTAAAAGTGGATCTTTAATTGTAGCATTGTTTGACATATAACTATTTTTTATTTGACGTAAATATACGAATAATACTGCGTGGGGGCACGCTATTTTAATGGAACCTTTATTTTATTTTAATTAATTTTGGTTTTTATCCTTCCTCGGGTTTAAAAATTGGATTCGGCACGACGTACCATAAAATACTCACTAAAAACACCTTCATTTGAAAATTCAAGTTTTAACAATCCCATAGAACTAAGTAATAATTTACCACCCTCCATATCTTTATTAGCTTGTAGGATAGTTTTAAAAACATCTGAGTTGTAAGGTGTTTGTAGATTTAATTCGTCTATCTTACCTAATATCTGGTATGTAATCTTATTATTATGGCCTGCCTCATCACCAAATACAAATTCCACTATTCTTTCCTTATCTAAATTTTCAGTAGTAGTAATTAACATATTATCTACACCGGATAATGCACTTTTTGCTTTAATTAAATTATTGACATCTTCCGGGGTCAGATTCAATTCAACCACCCAATCTTGAGTGTTTACAGTACCAACTTTATTAATAAGTAGAGGATCTGATAGAGCATATGTTAGGTTAAAATTTAAATCTGATATTTTTAATTTCGTATAGATAGCATTATTTTTTTCTAGCTCAAGAAGTAAATCTCCATTACATATAGATACTAAACTCTGAAGTTTCTTAGTATCATAAATAGCTAAATTACTATTTTCCATTGAGAAATTATCACAAGTAACTTTACCAATAACATCCTTCGAGGGTGTCATAAAATTAATACTTAGGTTATTATTGTTAATAACCCATTTTACTGATTCATTTAACCCCAGATAATATTTATCAATTATGCTCTGTAGTTGAAGTTTGTTTGTCATTTTATTTTTATTTATTATAGGTTAAAAAACATTTGTTGAAAAGGATTGAGTGAGAGATTCCAGTTTAAATCTGAGTAAAGACCTTCTATTTTATTTAATAATATAGATTCAAATATCTTTTTCCTATCAGCGTATTGTTCTATAAACTTTTCAATTTTTGGTGGGAAATCATAATCTAAAAAAGCAATTGCATCAATTTGGTAGGGGTTTGGTTTTAGGTAAATCCATTTAATTTTATCACCCTGTGTTATTGTGCTGTGTTTTTTATCTAACTCCCAGAATTTAAGTAAATCATTATATCTAATAACTGCTCTAACTGCAGCAGGTGCTCCTTTAGCTACTACTGTAAACATTTCTCCAGCTCTAGCTTTCCGTTCAGTATATTTATTTAAGGTTTTAACTGATGTTGGGTTACCTAATTCTGTAAGAGATATAGAACCATCAAGTATTTGAGTTTTAAATGATTTTACTCTACTATCAATTTCAGATTGAGGGGTACCTTTTAAAATATCTACTAATATCTTATGGAAAAACTTACCTAATACTGGTGGGAAATTTGCTTTTTTAAATTCAAGACCTTTCACATCAAGTGTCTCTTTTACAATACCTTCCTGCTTAGTGATCCATTGAGCATATCTTCGAGTTGCTCTAAAATAAGCTGCACGAATAACACATTCGGTTTTCATTTCTAATCTATGATGTGGAACATTGAAACAGTTTTTGGCTAAATCACCATATGAGTCTGTAATAATATCTTGATATTTGAGTGCAATTACCTCTAACTTATCATCCTTCTCTCCACTAGACATTTCATCGAATGAGGGATTTAGGTATCTAAGTAAAGGTTCGGCGTGTATGTAGATTGAATCTGCTTACGTATCTGAGTACGCGACGTAATTTACGTCAGTACCCAGACAGATATATTCAGGTGTATCTTGTAAAAATTTCATTTCTTGAGTTGTTTCTTTATAGTTATATTATTGTATTACTTTTATTTTTGTTTTTTTAAAGTTCTATTTCACCCCTCATAACCTTGTTTATATGAAGATTGGCTGTTAATGCACTCTCACAAATAATCCGCTGACCACTTAAAGTTGTTGCTTCAGCTAATAATATACCTGAAAATCTGAAGCTTGAAACAGCCAAGGCGCCATAAAGTGAATTTAGTAGAATTTTTTGAGTCCATTGCCTCATATAAAACCTAGCACCTAATTCTTTATTGCCAGATTGATATGCTTCCTTCATTTTACTCTTATATAAAACACGTTCACCAAACCATTTTTTTAGGATGGTCGATAATACTGATTCCTTATCAGTTCTAAAAAATACACCATTTGCTGACACTGATAATTCATTTTCAGTAATCATCCTAATCAGTTTAGCTACTGATACCTTAGTACGTTTACGTTTGGCATTTTCAACAATTAGCTCTTCCTCGGGATCTCGAGTTTTTAAATCATTTAACCCTAAACGATTATTTCTATCATCAGCATCTATGATTCTACCAACCATTGTTTCTTTACCAATATTGATAGTCATTATAATTGAAGGGTATAGTGAGGTTAAATCCTCATCAAATACATAATTATATATACCTGCTTTTGGGCAAAATAAATACCCACCTGCATAGTTCTTTTTAGATAAAGGATTACGTTCTTTAGATGGTGGTATAATACCTTCACTTAATAGATAAGCTGAGATGGCACCATCCTGTGTTTTGGTATTAGCATAAACCTCACTATAATTGTGTTTACCCTTATGTGCAAGATTTTTAACTAAAGATAAATATTCTAGTTTTTCATCTAACACCTTAAGTATTTCAACATCTCTAAAGTTATATTGAATGAATTTTAAAGGGTCTTTTTCAAATAAGTCATCTAAATTTCCGTCATATTCAATTTTATTTAACCCCGCGTATTTTTCACCAATAACATCTAACTTAAAGGATGGTTCATCTGCCCAACTAAACTTCTTATGTAAACGCATATAATCAAGTGATTCAACTCCTGCTATTTGTATGAATTGATCTTTATACCAAGGGGTTTCTCTAACATACCCAATTGGGGATAAATAACGAGCTATATCTTGACCTAAAACATTACACATTCTGTAGTAAAGATAAGGAACATCAAAATAATCCCCATTCCAAGAAACAATAATATCAGGATCTATTTCCCTAAATTTTTCAATGAATTTCATCAATAATTCATTTTCAGTACGACATGGGATTATTTCCCTATTTTTTGTTTTTGTATGTTTGAGATTATCCTTGGCATCTAATATTAAGATACCCCACAAATCAACTTGCTTATCATACCATGCTATTGATGTAACCTTTTTAGGTGCTGATTTGATGTATTCTTCAGTAAGAGCACCACCCATTTCAATTTCAATATCAAAAAATATTTCTCTTTGAGTGGTTGAAGGGGTATCATCAATACCATATTTTTCAACTAGGAATTTTTGATGTGCAGGCATATCATGGAAGTGGATTTTGCTGTCTTCGGGGTTCCAGTTTGAGGTTTTGCGTAGTGATTCACCATTTAACCCTATATGTGTTGCTTGAGAATCACCACACTCTAAATAAGCTTGACTTGTCCATTCTATTTTTTGGTAACCCTCATCATCCCATAGATGGATTAGGTAATTATTACCCTTTAACCTTCTTGCAAATACCTTTTTATACATCTATAACTTTTATTTTTTAACTATTAACCCTATCCTTTTAATAAAGTATTAGCAATTTCTTCTTCAGTGAAAAATTGTGCTAAGTCAGGTCTAAAGTAATTAATAGATTTCATTACCTTATTGTCAGAACTTCTATACACAACATATTTACCTTTACCATCACTTAAATGGTGACAAGGTTCACCTTGTTGTTCGGAGCGTAATTTAACAGTTTCTTCTGCTTCTTCTAATGTTTGGCATATTTTAGACATATTAGATGCTTGTACTTCAGCATAACCATCTAACATTTTATCCTTTAACCCAAATACTAAAGCCCCATTACCTAAACCTACATAGGCAATATCAAGTAAAGCATCAAATATTTCAATAATATTTTTTTCCTTAACTGCTACTTTTAATTCATCTAGTTCCTCTTCTATAAAATCAATTACAAATTGGGCATCCTTAGGATTTATTGTCGGGGTTGTTCGGTTTTGATAACTCTTCCCCATAACTTCATTAAATTCTTCTACTTCTGAAATGAACGGTATTTTATTTTTCATAATTTTTTATATTTTTATTACTACCAATATATGAACTATTTTTGGTACTTCCAAGCTAGGGTTGGGGTTTATATAATCCCCCAACCCAAAATTTTATTCCTTCTTCTGTGAAGTTAGATTTTAATTTATTAACCCTTTTACTTCCTCTTTAGAAAGAATCAGTCCTATTTAAAATACCCCCAAATTTGAACTAATGGCATTCATGAATTCTTCCCTTACTAAGTTATTGGGTTCCATAAATTTCCCAGAAAAACTATTTGTTGTCATGATAGATTCAGGATGTTTAATTCCTCTATTTCCACAGCATGTATGTTTAGAACTAATTGATACTGCAATAGATTCACATTTTAAAACATTATTCAAATAATCATGAATTTGTTGAGTTAAAGATTCTTGCATATTGGGTCTTCTAGCAAACCAATCCACCACTCTATTAAGTTTAGATAAACCAATAACAGTTTCCTCGGGGATATAAGCAACTGAACATTTTCCATTAAATGCTAAATTATGGTGAGCACAAAGACTATTAACTCTGATTCCTGTTTGAATTACTACTCCACTAAATTTTTCTTCATTAGGGAAGGTTGTAATAGAAGGACCTTCAATAACAGAACCCATTGTAATATCTTTCAACCAACTTTTAGCCACCCTATTTGGGGTTTCAACAGTTTGTCTATCAGCCATATAATCCCAACCCCCAGCATTTAGAAATTTACCATAATAGAAGGCCATTTCTTTTTGCATTTTTTCTAATTCTTTAGGAGTACGAACAATGTTACCATTTGCCTTTTTAAGTAATTCAATTTTATTTTTTACCATAATTTTATTTTCTATTTATAACTTTTTATTTGATTCAATATACGAATATGTTTTATAGTACCCCAATTAAAATACTACATTCCATATCTTTCTCTTGTTGCTTCCCAAACTTGGTTTATTTCTTCATTTGAAAGCATTTTGTTGTATGTTAAAAAGGCTCCCATAGCGTTATTAGCTCTTGATGGACCTGCATACCCACTCCCAAGTCGGATTTTTGAAGCAGGAATTAGAGCTATGTTACTTCTTGAAGTATAACTTTCTTGATAATTATTACCATTCTTTGAATGGAAGCCTCTTCTAGCCTCGGAGGTTAGTCCTGTACTCAGCTTAATAGACAACATATTCCATGACCCCTCTGTAAAATGGCCCCCAAATGCTGCATCGTAGCCTGGTGTTTTTCGACTAAAATATTGGAGTCTTTGATTTTTCTCCCAAGTTATTGCTATTTCCCCTTGAAAGGATGCACCCCCAACTCCAATTTTTTCAAATATAACACCTCTTTGAGGTCTTCCACCCTCACAGTATAACCACATGACAATGGTACAATCCCCACCCATATTAACTACCCCATGCTTATCAATACTTCTAAATTCTCCGGAGTTTGCATGTCCTACTAATCCATTACATCTCCAGGCTTCATAACCTCCAACATTTTCTAGGTTTAAAGCCGTTCCAAAACTATCAAATACTAAACCATTCCCGCTTACATCTAACCATTTATTAGGAATACTAACACTAGCACTAATTTGAGAATCTACATACATAGATAAACCATCTATAGGCAAACCTTCTGGGAAGTTATCTGGTGGAGTATTTCCATGGAGTACAGTATAATTGGAATTTGATAGGAAGACTAAAGCTTCTGTAATTGTTATAATGAGAGTGGGGGGGGTTGGGGATGCTGTTGTATTGCAGAATAATATCAATTCTTCATCATTTGAAGGTAGGTAGTAATTGGGGGAGGTTCCATTATAGGCCTCAACAATAGTATACTGGGAGTGTCTTAATCCCGCATACCAACCTGTTGATGACGTAGGACCATAATTACCATCACGCACAGCATGAACTGTGGAGCCTTTTTTAATTGATTTTTCAGGGAGTGTTTGGGAGAATTTTACAGGTCTTGCCATTATTGGGGTAGGATATTATTTATTATAGAGTCATAGTAGATATAAGCATCATCTTCAGTAGTATAAAATGTTCGGGTTGTTGTAATTAAAGGCCATTCATCAAAAACATCAATCCACCATTGATTTAAAATGGAATCGAAACCCATATTGCAGAAATAATTCATAATTTTATTATAAATATTAAAGAGCCCAAATTGAAGGTAAATTTCTATTATATCCTTTGTCATCATCTAATCCTGCTCCAATTACCCACTCATCTTTAATAGTAAAAGCGTGGTATGAGGGTTGTGGGGGAGTTGGACTTGTTTCTCTTACAATCAGGGTAGCTATTGATATTGAAGCGGGGTGTTTGACTTCTAGATATTCAATAACTGCTTTCATTGTATTCCCAGTATCATAAATATCATCTACAATATAAATATGCTTACCTTTAATAGGTGTCTCTAGGTCTTTTGTGATTTGTATATCACCCTGTTTGCGCTTTATATACGATTTAACGCGCATAAAATCACACTCCACGTCAATGGGCATAGCTCGTACTAAATCGCTGTAAAACGCAAAACAACCGTTAAGAAGACCAACCATAACTACAGGTGTTTTATCACCTATATGTTCTGCTGATATTCGTTTTGCTAATATTTTGGTTTTAATATC